TCTGCGTCTGCTAGATCTCGGTGAGAACTATCTACTTCTTTAGATAGATCCTTTAACCGCTTTTCTATCATTTGCGGCGTGACTATTGTTTCACTCATCAGCGCCTTCTTCCTTCACTATTTTCAACATAGTGTTGGTGCTTGCTTTGTCTAACTCGATCCGCAATACTTTCCATGAGTCCGCAGCAAGATCCATAATGTCCGGTTGAAGATAATAACCGGCTCTCTCCAGCGCTTGCCCTACTTCTATCGGACTCATCTTTAATTCTTGCGCAAATCGCGTTATCGCAACCTGCTGATGATTAACGCCTACTATCCAGCCCATAGGCGGTTCAAACTTTTTTTGCTTACTCATAAGAGCATTCCTTCCTGAGCCACGCGCCATACGATACAAGAGTTTCCGTTGGCGTTATTTCGGGTAGTTCCGCTATCAATAATGTAGCCGTCTTTGAATAAAGTTCCGCGAGTAGGTCGGACAGTATTGCCGTCTATTCCTAGCGCCGTTTCAATTTCTTGATCGGTTGCCCCGCGAAATCCTTGTGTAACTAGATACTCATAAACCTTTCGGCGTAAGGATCCAGTTCGGGGTAATACTTTTTCCCCCGCAGCTCGCGAAGTGCGTTGAGCCTTCGCAGATAAGATAACTGTGTTCCGGTCCAGCGATCTCATATTGCTTCAAGTTCTTTTTTCTTGTTTGTTACTGCGTCTTTGAGCGTAGTGTTGTCTATCGGAATATCGCGTAGATCCGGGTTTTCTGCCCAAATCTTCTTCAATTCTTCAATGTCTTTTACTGCCGCAACGCTTACAATCAGAGCTGCTGCGAGATCCTTATCTGCCTGAGAGTATTCCGTTACTTCGGTCTTCTTTGGCGCAACTGCTTTACGGGGTTCGGCGTTATAGCGCTCGACCTTCTCCATTTCTTCGCGGCTAGGGCGCTTACCCTGAGACGCGTAATTGCAATTGGCTAATGCCCTACCAATCGCGGAAGTCTCTCCATTTTCTAGGGCGCTGACCCTATTGACGGGAGAAGCACCTACGATCTCTTCGGCATAGCCGGAAGATACCGGGCTTAAGTCATCTCTATCAAAAAAGATTTCTGCCTTGACAATGAACCTGCGCTCATCATGAAATACTAGATCCGTCAAAACCCTGCCCTTTGGGTGATCTTTCCAAAATCGAGCCAAGCGGCTTTCTACGGTTTCGTACGAGTCTAAATCGAACTTAGCCATAATTTATTCCTTCCTATAAGGGGCGCTCTGCCCCAGTTCGCCTATTGTCGCTGATACATTACGGTTTTCTCGGATTTCGCGTGGCGAGTCGCGGGGTAAGTTTTGGTAGCCTTTGGGAACCGGTAAGGAGTAAATATGGCTGACTCAAAATCTCATCAAGCAAGAGTGTTCCTTGTTCTTTACAATCTACAAATAGAGATCTCTGCGGATCCGACTTACCCGGATCAATTAACCGATATGTGTAATCGAGCAGTGATGCTCATGGCAGGGGCGCTCCATACCGCTAAAGAAGCCGGCATAGACATACGAGACTCCGACTTCGAGTATGACGAAGAAGAAGATTAATGTGCCTGAAATGCGGAAAATGCGCTCAGGAACATCCGTATAGCGCTGATGACTCTATTGACGCGAGCGAGCTGAGTTAGCGTTCCTTCTGAACTTCTCCGAAAGTCCGACCAGCCAGCCGCTTTCTAAACTGCGGGATATTGTTCTGCGGTATGCCTATCTTGTTGGAAGTCAAGGTAATTGCTAATAGATCCGAAGCATCTTGATTAGCGTAGCCGGCTTCTAGTATCGCCGCGTCATCAGGGAACACATCGGCATGGCGATCCAGTTCGAGATCTATTAAGTAATCTTCCCTGCCGCCTAATGAGTAGAGATAGCGAAAGTTCTTGGGGCAATCGTATTCGACTATGCGCTTAAACATTGAGACTTCTTTGGTATAGCAATAGAAAGTTACATCCGGAGTCAAGAGCGCTATTTTAAGCCATAGGAGCAAGTAGTCTTCTGAAAAGAAATCTCCTGAGTCGTGGATCCGGACATACTTACCACGCATACGCGGGTGATTAACTTCTTCAAGCATCTGCGCAAACCAGCCCTGCGGATCATTGATTACATACTCTAAGTTAGCGGTATGCCGCGCCTTAACATTACTAAAATTGTAAGTGCCGTTGCGGGCGTAGCAGACATTGGCACACGCTCCAGCGTTAGGGCAAGTCTTTATATTTTTGCCGTTGGACAACTTAGCGGCGAGCGCCGGAATAGACCAATTATAGATCCCGTCAGGGCGCAGCTCGCTATTTTGAGTTAGTAGCCTATCTAGTCTAACCATACTTTATACACCGCCGTTACTCTGCCTTTGACCGGATCAACAAAGTGTAGGCGTTGAGACGGGGTAGCGCTCGCAGCTAGCATTACGCCGGCATAGCGATTATCTGACTCGGTAGATCCACTTTGATAAACGGATCCTAAGCCGTTAGCCATAGGCCATTCTGCGTGAGTATGGTAATGCCCAACATAAACATCTCGGAACTCCCAAGGATAAGAACCCGATCTCCACCGGTTCATGTGTTGGACTATCGCGCCCGGTGAAGCAAATCCATTTCTACCTACTTCGTCTCCATGAATAAGCAACGCTCGATAGGTTCCTATTTCTACGCGTTGAACATCTTCCGGGCAGTCCAGCCAAGTTAATCGTTTCTCTCCAGCCAAAAGCTGCCGCGCTAACTCATAGCACATCCGGTCAAAGTTATCGGATCTCGGCACATTGTCGCGCTTAGATCCTATACGCCCATGATTACCCCACTCCGGGATTACTGTGACTTGCTCATAGTTGGCGAGCGCAAACCGGACCACATCTACGCATAGCCGGGAGACTTGGACATACTGCTCAAACAAAGTCGCATCGACTTCGAACGCTTGCGTAGGAAAATTAAATAAGCCTTCTACCATATCGCCGCCAAATAAAATGTGGCAAGTTTTTACCGGGTGATCTGCTCGCTGAATATTGGTAATGCGAACTGCTTTAGACGCAAACTCCATAACTCTTTTGCGCATTATCTCCGAGTTGTAAGAGACTGTGCGCTTGGCTCCCTGCCAATCAGTCATGTGCCATAGAGCTGCTTCGGCTTTTGTTTTTCTTTTATCCGGTACGACTTCCGGTACCGGTGGGATCTTGCCCATAGTCAGCATCGCGTCATACGCAGCTTGCTGAGTAATTTCTACTAGATCTTCGGTGCGCTCTTTCGATCTCTTTAATTGCTTTTGTAGCCGGAGTAGGGCTTGGCGCAGCTCTGCGACATTCTCGGAGTCAATGCCTTCCGGCATATCGTTAAGTCGTTTTTCAAGGCTCATCAGATAACGCTATATCCATGCCATGACGGGTATAGCCCAATTTATCTAACCAACTATCTTCGTAAGCAGGGTTGGCTACGCAGCGAATACTCTTGAAGAAGTCCAGCATTAACGCAACTTTATACGCCGGGATATCGTCTATTCCTAAAATAGCGCCCCAACCGCGACCAGCCTGAGCAAAATTAACTGCTGCGCTGCCGTATTGATCTTCTCTATCGTTTAAGATTTCTTGAAGCATCGGCATATTTTCTTTCTATGATCGTAAATAGATACTTCGGCTATTCGATAGCCTTCGGATCTAAGTGCTTTACATATTGCGTAACCGGATACTCCCCGTTCAAAAGCATTATCAATAACTGCTTGATCTTCCTTGCTTAATCTATTCAATAATTGCTGAAAAGGGCAAGCGTTATTCAACCCATTAGCAAACTTATTTATTGACTCAGATAGACCCATGCTGCCCCCAATGAGAAAAGCCCCGCCGTAGCGGGGCTAACTCTACTTTGTCTTTTTCTTTTTGTCTGCTTTGGCTAACTTGTCTAATTCGAGTGTTACTAAATCAGCCACGCGACCAAAACCCGGATCGCTCTTATCAATTCCACGAATAGCCGGACCGACTATGGCTGCGACCAAAGCATAGGCAAAGGCTTTCAGATCTCCGCCGGTGACCTGATAGACCGGAATGGCTACCAATACAAAGTGCCGTAGAGCTGACTTGATTAGATCTTTATTCATGCTTGCTCCTTTATTGGGCGGGCTACCGCCATGACTAGAGAATAACTGCGCTTACGCTCATAAACGCCGTCTCCGTTGGCCTGAGATCCAGCGTTACCGCTTGCGGTATTGCCTTCAATACAGACCAGCCTTTTGAGTTTTTTATTGTTCTTGATGACTATGCCGACATGATCGGGCTGAGCGTCATCATCAAATTGAAAGAAAGCAATATCGCCCGGTCTAGCGTCTCCTACCGGAACAAGTTTGCCTTTGGCTGCGAACCACTTTAATCCAGCATCGCAGCTAGCAAATCCCTTCTTGCCGCTTGCCGCTACATGCTCAGAGAGTCCAGCCTTATAGAAACACCACGATACGAACATAGCGCACCAAGGATTATTATTGAGTCCATACCACTTACCATACTTAGTATCGTTATTTGCGCCTTCTTGATAATTGACTTCTAAAGCAGCAATATCGATCACTAACGCCGTCATTTGCGACCTTTCTTGTTAGACAGTAGCAAAGCATAGATCTCATCTATTCGCAATTCCAGCCGCTTGATTGTTTCGCCTTGTCTAGTTTGCTCATCACGAAGCGAGCTGCCGCCGTTCGGCTTTAACTCGACTAGATAATGCTTAACCAGCCACCGCACTAGAGCTGCGAAGCCGCCTATCAGGGTCATTATTGCGACTGCGAGCGCCGCCCATTGTTGTATATCCATGCGAGAAGATTACCTTACGATAAGAAATACATGCCGCTAAAATAAAAAAAGTCAGCGACCTGTAATGTGTGCGGGCTATTGTAATCCATGCGTTGCATAGTGCCGTTGCTTTGCGGATAATATAACTCTAAAGTAGAAGATCCTGACTGAATATCTCCATAGAGCAAATAATGATCGCCAGTGGCAATATGATGTAATCCGCCCGTTATGATCGCATTCACATTGGGCGTGAGTCCAGCCGGCAGCGTCAAAGAATAATTACCCGTTCCAAAATTAGTTACGGTAGCACAGGAGATCTTGATATTGACAAAAATCATTTTGCCTACGCGTGAGTAACAAGCCGTAGAAGGAGATCCGGTAAAAGTTAATCCCGTTCCTGTCCATGTGCTAGTGAAAGTGACTTTTGGTACGCCTAAGTTATTATCGCCAAATACTACCCAAGCCGATCCGTTCCAATACTCCATGTAATCATTCGTATTGTTATAGATTATGTCTGCTTCTCGCGGATAAGTAGGCTCACTTGCCACGCTTGGAGCCGTGAAGCGAACTGCGGTTTCGAGTTTGCGCAACCGGTCATCGAGAGCTGCGAAGAGCTGCCGAATATCGGGCGGTTGATTTATGTAAGCCATTAGTTTGTAGTCTCCGTCAAGGTCAGCGTAACGCGCTCCGGTCCGTCTTCTCCCGGTTCTACCGATAAGCCTACTATGCGATAGATTGAGTCCAGCCCTTCCGGGAACCGATTATCTAGGATCCGAAGCCGGCAGTCATCGCCAATTTCGTAATCGCCAAACTCCGGGTTCTCAAACGCCGGAACTACTAGGCGAATAGTGGTAGGCGGATAGGCTACTGCGTTGGCTTGACCTATTGCTAATTCATCAAGAACTGTCTGATCCGTTACATCTGAATAGTTAGCCTGATCTTCTAGTAGGGGCCAACCTTCTCCAAGCAGCGTAGTATTTTGCGCCGTAGAAGTTTGCTTGCCTTCGTTAGATCCAGCCCCAAGCGCATAAATAGTATTGGCGGCTATGGCTCCGTCTTCCGGATAGACATACTCCACCACATTACCCGCCGGGAACTCGAACACCGGTGCGGAAGTCGAGCTGCTTGAATAAACTACGCCGGTGCGCGGGTATCCCAGCACCAAAGTTTTGATAGGCTCATTAGTGATAGCGTCATACTCGACCTTTATATTGAAGTCGAAGCCGTCTTCCTGCCTAGATAGATCTTGAATAGCGCCATAGACCTGCTTCAACTCATAGTCATAATAAACTCGATCTATCAATACGCCCGAAGTCTCAGCTCCGACTATAACGCCTATGTCTCCGGATCCAGCAGCTTGCGCAGCGTTAATTAACCCGCGAGCAATCGCAAGTTGATCTGTATTGGTATAGGAAAGAGTAGTAGTTATGCGCCGGCGCTCGAAGTAAGACTCAAACTCACGCCCCGTCAAAGTAATAATCTGCTCATGGCTATTGTATTCGCGCCCCCAAATTACCCCGCCCCATACCAAGGATCCGTTGCGATCTATGTAAAGTGCGGTGCGACCCGGAATAGTAGCCGGAAGCACATTGAACTTCTCGGTGTCAAGTCCAGAGATTAAAAGGTGACCGGTAAAAGTTCCAGCCTGATTGAGCTGCTGAGTAAAGGCTACTCCGGTTATCGGCAGCTCGGCAAGAATGTCGTTAGTTAATAGATCGGCAAACAAATACCGGTAGGTAGTTGTCATTTATCACGAAGTTAATTTCTGCCAAATAAATTCAGCCGCTTGTAAAGGTGTATCGGGCTGATAATCTACCCAAGTCGGATCCGAAGGTGCTTGCCAGTAATCTTTATATGACGCTAAATAAACAGTTAAATCTCCAAGCGTTTCAAAAATAGTTAGACCGGCAGGTAAATTAGCCTGATCTACTGTTACCCCAACCAACACTCGGTCGGCATTTGGGTAATAACCACCTTCGGCAATATAAGCAGGTGTGCTGCCGTTTTCTAATTGATAAGTTACTACTTGTTTCATTTTGCCAACTCCTTTAATAAACTGCGATCATCTAACGGAACAAATCCCCTACTCATGGCAAAATAAATTCCGCTATCTACAAATTTTTCAGCGCAATTTTCTAACCATTTAATAGTCATGCTATGAGTTGGTTCTAATCCTTTATTAAGAATTTCTTGCTCTACGGCTAAGTAATTGCTTATTTCTTTTTGCGCAACTGCTCCATTAATCCCCATGTCGAATAGATAAATATGATTACCTTCATCAATGGTTCCCCCGCGAGATCGAGCTGCTATCAAGGCTTGTTTCATCGCAGTCATAATGTGATATTTATTTTCTTCGCGTTCGATATCTTCTTCTGTTAATTCTTTTTTATCTAACTTTTCCATTAAAGCGTTGTATTGCGTAACAAAAAAACTTAATTTGCGGACTGCGCCTTTAACTGAGTTTTTTATGTTTTCGCTAGTAGTGACAATTTCGTTAATTTCTACATCCAACAATTCTTTATCTAAATCATCGGTAGCGTTACTTAATTCTTGTTGTTTCTTTTTTATTTTTACATCATTTTTACGCAACTCAATATGGGCTTTTTCTAAGGCTTGTTTTGTTTGATCGATAACCGCAAGACAATGACGAATACTTGACATTGTAGTAAGGTCGGTTACATCCAGCGTTACGCTCTTAAACTGTGATGAAGATTTATAGAAATTTTCAGTAGTTTGTTGAATAGCCGGCATACTAGACTTAATATGATCAACCATATCTACATAGTCCGGCGAGAAAGACATAATCTCGCTTACTTTATTTAATGCAATTTCGCTCATTGTGCCTTCCTTATTGAACTCCGCCGTTATTGCTTGAAGCACCGCCAACCGCCCAACGACCTTGTGTTAAGTCTCCGAAGAAACTTGAATTGCCTGTGGTAGCAATCGTTACATAAACCATGTTGTCTGTAAAATTGTAAGTTCCGCCTTGTGTATCTAAGCCGGTAGCCATTACCCAATAAGTAGCGCTTGCTACCGCAGATCCGTAGCGGTGTCCTGCGTCTAAATTTCCAAAACTAGAAGCATTGCCGGTTGTGGCTATTGTGAAATACTCCATGCGAGCAGTAAGAGCGGTAGAAGCCACTTGTCCGCCGCCAATAATAAAACGCGTAGAGTTCGAAGCGCCCGCTTGTCCGTCAGTAGCCGTAGCCAAAGATCCAAATGAAGTAGCGTTGCCTGTCGAAGCAATAGTTACATAATCAGTAGTGGTAACGACTCCAGCGCCGGAAGCATTAAAGTTACCGCCGGTCCATATTCCGCGTGTGCTTGAAGAACCGCTAGATAACCAATATCTACCTTGTGTTAAATTGCCAAAAGAAGTGCCGTTACCGGTAGAAGCAATCGTCACATATTCAATACCGATTTCACGCGCTTCGTTAGAGTAGATTCCACCACCGGTTAATCCGCGAGTTGAAGAATTGCAAGATCCGCGAGCGCCTGTCGTTGTGACCATGTCTCCAAAGAAAGTAGCGTTACCTGTTGTAGCAAAAGTGATGTAATCGTATAAATCATCGGATGTGCTAGTAGACCCACAATAAATGCCGCGAGTACTAGAACCAAATCCATAGATACTGTCACGCGCAACTGTCAAAGCACCAAAAGAAGTTGCGTTTCCTGTGGAGTCAATGTTGATGTAATCCATTGTTGTTTGTTTTGTGAATGTTGTATTTCCACCAGCATAGACACCGCGACTCGAAGGAGCTGCCGGCGATACTGAGTTACTAGCTGCGCTTGCCGGTCCAGTAATGCCATAACTTGTTGTGGCTTTTACTGTAAATGTGTAACTCGTACCATTACTCAAACCCGTTACCGTTATTGGAGATCCACTTGTTGAAGTTCCCGTTATGCCGCCCGGAGACGAAGTAGCAGTATAAGTAACAGTACCGCTGCCTTTACCTACCCAAGAAGGAGCAGTGAAGGCTACTGTTGCCTGAGCGTTACCTGCGGTAGCAGTTCCGATTGTGGGCGCTCCGGGAGCCAACCCGCCGCCAGCAAGAGTTCCTAGAATTGGCATTACGAAATATCTCCTACTACATACCAAGTATCGGTTGCCACTTTAAGCAAAGTCGCTGAAGAATACTGCGCTCGCAATTTAGGGGCAGTAGAAGTGCCGCCTGTTGAAGCAACGGTAACGCCACCGGTTCCTTGAATAGTAACTTGACCGGCTCCAATTTGAATAATGTTAATCTGCGCACCGGTAGCGAAAGCAACCGAAGAGTTGAGCGGGATCGTGTAAGTCTGCGCAGAAGCATTAGAAGCAGTTACAAGTTTTCCATTATCCGCAAGAACAAAAGTATAAGTAGTGCCGGTTTGCGCGTTCAATCCTAAATTGATTACAGGCGCAGTTAAAGTTTTATTTGTTAAAGTTTCAGTTCCGTTAAGCGTTACTTCTCCAGTTCCGACATAACTTAAAGCGCTCCAAGCCGAGCTGCCATTACCTATTTTGACTTTACCGGTGTCGCTCTCAAATCCCCACTCGCCACTAGCCAAAGTAGGATTAGCCGAAGTCCATTGAGCCGCAGTTCCGCGCCTAACTTGAATTTGTGTAATTACCGCCATTATGGACTACCCCCGTCATAAGTTTGCGTTGCCGTTGTTGTTGGATCGCCGCCGCTATATGGCGCAATACTATCAAACACTCCAGCGTCTATTTCTGTAATAGCCGCAGAGCTGACTACTACCCACGCGGATCCTGAATATACCTTTAACCCGGTTGTTGTATTGTAATAGAGATCTCCAGCCCGAAGCGTAGGCGTAGATATGTCGCTTGCGCTCGAAGGAACATTGGTAGGGGTTAAGGCTAAACGACTCATGCAATATCACCCACAACCAACCAATTATCGGTGGCGGTTTGGATCGCAGTAGCAATCGAATATTGAGCGCGGGTTTTAGGAGTTGCTGCGGTAGCACCCGTAGATACAACAGTAACACCACCGGCTCCCACTATTGTTATCTGCCCAGCACCTAACTGCGTAATGTTAATTTGCGCTCCCACAGGATAGGCTACTGATGAGTTTAAAGGAATTGTTGTTGTTATTGGCGATGCATTTGTTTGCGTAATTAATTTATTGTTATCTGCTAAAACTGTTGTATAAGTAGTTCCGGTTTGAGCGTTGATCGCCAAGTTAATTTTAGGATCAGTTAAAGTTTTATTAGTAAAAGTTTGCGCCGTAGATAGATCTGCCGTTACCGCAGTATCAATGCTTAGAGTTACGCCGCCACTTGAACCCCCACCACTTAAACCTGTGCCGGCGGTAACTGCCGTAATGTCTCCGGTAGGTAGGTTCGTAGTAGTCAATACTCTTGTGTCGGTTATATTTCCGCTAGAAATAGATAGCGCTCCAGCTGCTACCGCAATAGTAGCCAGCGATATTGAGTTAGCCGGAGTAGCCGGAGCCGTAGGAGATCCAGCCGGAGTGCCGGCAAGAACTTGAAAAACTACATTGTTTGTTGAACCGGTATAGTAAGCGTCATTAACAGTTACCACGACTCTATCTACTCTTGGGTTTGTAGGATCCGCAGTAGTTATAGTCAAAGTAGCGGTGGCATCGTTGTAAGCCATATAAGTTCCCATGTTGGCTTGTGTTGTTCCTACTATCGCTGCCCAACCACTAGCAACAAGAACGCTCATACCCACCGGTGAGTTAGCCGTTACTGCCATAGATCCGCTAGTTACAATACCCGTAGTAGCAAAGATCGCTTGCGCCGTTAAGCGATCATTTTCCGCCGGGTGAGATCCATTTTGTAACCAAGAAGGTGGTGTGCGTAGTGCCATTTAATCTCCTAAATGTAAGCCGAATTCCACTCGACTACTGCCTTAGTTACATTGACTAGCGTACTACCTGCGAGTCCAGTAAGGAAGAAGTTCGAGTTTCCGGGTGGTGCCGAAAACCAAGTACCTGATGTTAGCAAATTACGGGCAGATACGCCGTTGAGCGTAATTAACTTATTGTAGAGATCTACTTCAAGAAAGTCCGTATCGCTGTAAGTTCCGTCAAAGGTGAGCGAGTCTCCGGAAGTTACGGATCCTATCTGTGGGTTGGTGATAGGTCCATTGATAGTAATTGTCGGATAAGCCGTTGCCCACCCGGTATTGCTGATAGTGGTAGTAATGACCGAGCTGCCGCCGCCGTAGGTCAAGTTGTAAGTGCGGTTATAGATACGACCTGTAGGCGGTGAATATAGAAGGGTTGCGGTCTGATCGTTAGCGTTATAGTAAGCCGGATCCGGACAGAAGAACTCGACCTGCGAAACAATATATCCGTAGGTGTAATTTGGATCCAGCGTAGTGCGTAAGCCGCGAACGCGAGAATTGATGTATTGCTGAGTTCCATCTAGCATAAAAAACAACGGAGTAGTTCCGGAAGTTTGCGGCAATAGATACGATTGAATAGTGTTGTAGTTTTCTTGCGCGGTATTGCTCCCGGATCCTAGCGTGAGAAATGTAATGTAAATAGAACGCCCGCCCAAGAAATCACGCCCGGAGAACATGCCGTCTGCGTAACCCCGGTTATCATCTTGCCTACGGATCTCCGGTAAAGACTCCAGCCCTTCTACAGATTGAATTTGATACGGAGATCCAGCGCCGCCAAAGACTTGCCCGTTGAAAGAGAACGAATAAAGAACGCTAACCATTAATCAGCCACCGCCCCACGCCCGTATCCGCGACCTACAACAACTGCGGATCCATACTTTTGTGCTGCTACTACACTATTAGCAATAGAAGAAGGTGACGCGTTTGTGGCGGCATTTACTGTTATTTGGAACCTATTGCCGCTTTCTCTTCTTCTTTCTGACTCTATTTCAGCAGCGGTCATGCCTGTATATCCTGTTGTTCCCACTAGAGTAGCCGCTTTATCAGCATAATAAGTAGCACTTTTTTCATAAAGCAGGTCTATTGCGTCTGCTTTTTTAATTGCTGCGTCAGTTGTAATACCACTAGATCCAGCACCGCTACCGCCAGCAGTAAATAATTTCTTGTTTGGATCGTAAGTGACTCCGGGTGGAAGCGGGGTATAGACCGGCGCTTTTTTCATAGCGTCAAGAGCTGCTTGCGCTTCTCCTAATTTACGCATAAGGTCAGCAATTTCGGCTAATTTAGCCCGTAGATCTGCTAACTTCTTTTCCGTTGCTTTAGCAATTTCATCTATCTTTTCTTCGTATGCTTTTTGCGCTTTTACTAATGCGTCTTGTAAAGTTTTTTGCGCTTCCGCTAATCCTTCGTCAAGTCTCTTTTTAGCAGCTAGTCGAGACTTTTCTAGCGTTTCGGCAGCGCTCGCTAAGGCTTCTTCTAATTGACGCTTGGCTTCGGCGGTCCGCTCTAGCGACTCAGCCATAGCCGCAGACATAGACCGGCGATACTCGGCATGTGCGTCAGCAAGGCTTTCTTTGAGTTCGGCATCGACTTCGGCTAATGAGTCTTTTAGATCTTCTGCTACTTTATCGTAAGCGCGGCGCAGCTCGGAAGTTGCAAGTTTTGCCCCGTTGCTCATAGATCGAGCCAACACATCTAATCCGGACTCTTGGATATCTTCCATAGCCAAGAAGGTGTCTCGGATCTCAGCTTGCTGCTCCGGTGACGCGTTCTTTAATCCTTCGACAATTTGATTACCGGCTTCGGGTCCAGCCTTGACTACCTGCTCAATAAAGGTCTGTGAGTAGCCTTGTCCGGCTAGATAAGCGGCGTTCTCTTGAAGTGTGCGAGCTGCGGTAAGTTGTTTTTTCATAGCCGCTAATAAGCCGCCACCGCTCTTGGAGTCTTTGAACATATCGGCTATTGAGAACCCGGTGCCGGAAGCGAAAGCGCTGCGTAAGCGATCTACTGATTGACGGATTATGTCTGCTTGCTTATCAGCTGCTTTCTGTTGAAGATCCGCAGACTTCTCGGCAGCTCGCGCACGAATATCGTTGAGTCGTTCCTGTAAGCGGAACTCGATCTCTTCGGTTTTCTTGGCGTAATCTTTGGCTATGTCTGCGAGCGCAAGAGTATGGCGCTTCCGAGCGTCTCCTACTGCGTCATCATAGGTTTCCTGAGCGCTCGCCAATGCTTCGTTGTATGACTTATTAAGATCCGCTACTGTATCGGCATAGCGCTCTTGCGCAGCCGCCATTGCTTCATCTCGATCTTTAGCCGCTTCCGCCATTTTCTCTTGGCTTTCGGCTATGACTTCGTTCATGTCTTTATAGATATCTTGAACTTTGTCTTTGTATTCTTCTAATTTCTTTAAGCGTTTTTCTTCCGCAGCCGCAGCTTTCTTTGCCGCAGCAGGATCTACGAAGCCGTCAGCCGCAGCTCTGCCCGCGCCTTTGCCTTTACCTTTGGATCCAGCCTTATCTGCTTTGTCTTTAGCCTTACCGACATTGTCAAGAGTCTTAATTAAGTCATTGGCTTTCTTGGCTGCTTTATCTGCAAAGTCAGAGATCCCGTCTAATCCTTTATTGATAAAGTCAAGTCCAGACTTTGCGTACTTACCGACTCCGGGCAACTTAGACAATACGCCTAAGAATAATCTCATGGGTCCGGTGACTATTTTCATAATTGCTTCGAAGACTTGACCGACCATAGGTATTACAGAAGCAAAAGCCTTAATCGCAGCCTTGGCTACCGATAAAACCACATTACGGAATGTCTCGCTATTTTTCCATAACTTTACGAGTCCAGCTGCGAGCAAGCCTACTGCTATCACAATCAAGCCAATAGGGTTCATTTTTTGCGCTAGGTTCAATAATTTCTGCGCTATCTCAGCTCTCTTTACCGCTACTGTATAGATACCCCACGCTACGGATCCAATACCTACCGCTATTGCGAAGGCTTTAATTTCATCTTGATTATTCTTAAAGAAATTGCCGAGCGCCTTTAGCATAGGAATAATTAACTTTAATACTCCCAGTAATCCCCGAAATGCCGGCATAAGCGCTTCTCCGAGCGCTACTTTCGCGTCAGCAAACTGCGCTTGCATAGTCTTCATTGTGTTTGCGGTTCCGTCTGCGGTCCGGGCATAATCGCCTTGCGCCAATGTTGTATCTTTCATAATCAACGAATAAGCGGCTTGCGACTTGATCGCCGGTGGAAGTGTTCCGGTAAAAGTTCCTAAGCCCATAGCGGCTGCTTCGGCTTTTAATCGAGCGTCAGATAGAGCAACACCAAATCGTTTAAGCGGTTCGGTTTCTCCTGATAGACCGGATCGCAGCGCAAGTATTGCGTCATCAATGCTAGTGTTGTTGAACGAAGCCATATCTCCGGCTAGTTGGACCAGCGACATAGACATTTTCTGTGACTCACCTTGTCCGAGTCCGAACGCTTGAAATAAATTGCCGTAGGTTCCAGCTGCTTCTAAAGCGGCTTGATTAGAAATACCCATGTTCGTAGCCGCGCTCGCAGCCCATTTTTCTACTGCCGCAGCTCCGTCTTCGAACACTACTCGGACTTTTGATAAAGACTCTGCCATATTAGAAGCAGCCATTACCGAGTCTTTGCTAAATTGAATTATCTGTTGCGCTCCAAAAGTAGCCGCCATTACCCCGGCTAGTTTTTTGAGACTAGATCCAAACTTACCCATGCCCGCACTAGCGGTAGATACTGATGAGTCCAAGCCTTTGAGAGAAGTCTGCGCTTGTGCTAATCCGCCTTTGAGATCCGCAACATCAGCCTGTAATTTGACTACTAGGGTTTCAAGCGTTGTAGCCATTATCCCCTACCTAACTTAGACTTGATTGCGCCAACAAAGATCCGGTTAATCTTACCGCTCTTGATTAGAGCAATAGCCGCCGGTTCTAAGTAGGGATATTTTACGCCGGATTTCCAGCGTGGTGAGCCTAATTCAACCGCTCGCGCATACTCAACTGTCGGACCAATTACGGCAATATACGAGTCAAATCCAAACGCTACTGATGTGCGGATAGATCTCCGGAGCGTTCCAGTAATTACATTTGGTCCGGATCCGCTAGGGCCAATGTGCTTAGGCGGAATAATTCGGCTACCTTCGCGGCGGCGTGTTCCGGTGTTGGCGTTGATTTGTGCTTGGCGTTGAATTGCTAAGCCGGCTTGGGCTATGCCTATCTGCGCGCCTTGCTCTATGCGATCTCCAGCGCCGTCAATAGCAGCTAGAACTTCTTTCAAGTTCTTGACTATTATCGCACCGCTCACTTCGGATCTATCCTTTCTGCTTTGACTTCTTCGACTGTCACCGCTATCGCCATTAACCAATCCGCCGTATTAGCCGGTAGATTATCTACTTGATCCGGAGTCCAGCCGAAGCGTTCCGCCATTTGATAATAAAACCACTGCTCATCAGGATAATCGAACTCAGCGACCCTATGACCGCCTTTGAGCAACCACTTTAATCTTTGGAGTCGGCGGTAATCGCTTTTGGGTCTGCGGCGTTATCGTCACTTTCCGTCAGGCTAGGGAACAATGCTTTCTGCGCGTCTTTGGTCTGCTCGATAAGGTAATCGTAATCTGCCATTTCTAGTTCTTCAATAGACTCGATCTTGATAGAAGGAATAATTAGATCGAACGACCACTCTTCTACGAGCATAGCAATAATTGCTTCTCCTAAAGCCATAGCCTTAGATAGATCGCCTTCTTGCGAGTCAGTAGTTTTGATTACGCGCTTACGATCTTTTACGCGCAAATCTTTAGGATCTTTGAGTTTTACTGTGTTTCCCGAAGGGAGTTTGATTTGCTTAGACATTATTTGCCTTTCCTAGTAGTTGCCTTCCGCCTATCGTAGCGTAAGGAACAGGCGGGTGGGATAACGGGAAGGCTATCGTTATCTACCAACCCCGCCTGTTCGGATCTATTTGTTACGCGTAAGTACCACTTGCTTTAGCGTTCTTTAGAACCCACTTGATCGGAGCAAATCCGCCGGAAGATCCAGCGTCAGTAGTTTGTGCTTGCGCATTTACATCTACCGCGATCTTGACGAAGTCTTCTCCGCGATCAATTACAGCTGCTACATAAGCGCCCTTAGATAAGGTTGCTTGTAGTTGTAGTTCGCTCGCGCCTGATCCGTAGTTCCAATTTAGAACAATAGCAGGTTGAGTGTTGGTGAGATAGCGGGTTAATTCGGTATCCGCTTCCATAACAAACTCAAACTTGCCGGTAACTTCTAGCGGTCCGGTAAAGATCTGATAAGGATTTTGCGTAGTAGAAATGCCGTAGATCGGAGTTACTGAACGCTTTAGATCTAATGAGCCGGAGATAGAGTTGGTGATTGTAGTTCCGCCAATAGTGACCGCTCCACGCCATACCGGAGTAGGAAGAACAGTTGAGAACGAAGGAGTAGGAGTAGCAGAAGCAGCCGAAGCCCAACCTGTTCCCTTTGCTTCGTATTCGAGCATTCCGTCAGCGTTAAACTTCAAAGAGAAGTCATGGAATTGAATACCGGCGTATGCGCGAACATTCGCAGCATAGAAGTCGGTGAGAGTGTAGGAGATCGGTTGTGAGTCAGCTCCGGTAGCGCTTGCGTTGAGCAAGGATACTGTGTGAGTGTAAGGTGCGCTCGCTCCTGATGTGGCTACGGATCCCATAATTCCAGCAATCGGATAACCAATAGTATCGGCAAACACATGACCGCCGAAATCAAAAGTAGATCTTGTGCGACCCGGAATATAGTTATAGTTAGTAACCATAGATCCGCGTAGTCCAGTATCGTAAAGTGGATCAATTAGATCAACCGGCTTTAGGCTATCAACCATTACCGGGATAAAGTCTGTTGGCGTTACGGCAGTTCCTTTAGTTGCTTCTTTCGCAATACCTAAATAACTGCGTACGGAATTCTGTACTGTCATTTAATCACTCTCCTGCTTTCATGTCTGACGCGGCAGACGGGGTTGTTGGTGCTTTTGGTGCTACTTTCGCGCCAGCAGGAGTTACATCTGCCGCGCTGAAATTCTCAGGCGCGTCAAACTCTTGTCCGGGCTTAACTGTGATCCCTAGCGTTGGGAACACGCGTTCTTCTGTTCCGTTATATGTATATTTCATCATGCTCCTTATGCTTGGATCATCTCGGTAACAACGAATTCTATCTCAGCGTAGGTTTCCGTAGCGCCTTCTTGCGAAGTTGCCGGCTCGCCGTATCGAGCTGAGATACGGGGTTCGGCTCCCTGCCATACTAGCGTTCCCGTAGTATCCCCAAAGTTGTGATCGCTGCGTAGTCTATCCTTGATGTTATCTACTAGGGTATCAAACGCCGTCATCGCATTTTCGCTATTGCGCTCCAGCGAGTGCTGATAGATCTGAATAATTACTGTGTAATCAACGCGCTTCCAGCCGTTAGTAGCACCGCCTACCGCTATGCGTGACTCATCTTCCGCTTGAATAAAAACTACTGCGGCAGCTCGCGATAACTGACCCGGTTGCGAATTGACTTGATAGTTAATGCGCTTCGGAAAAGAAGTAAATACCTGATTGAGCGTGGCTATCGGCGGGTTCGAAATAAACTCCGAGAGCTGCTGCCGAACTCCGGTGCGCCCTGCCATTATCGGACCCTGCGGTATTTATCTACCATATCCAGCGCTAATTGTATTTCGGATCCGTAGCGGCTTGTTCCGGTAGATAGGTTAGCGCTCGGTTGCGTAGTGATATTCATAGTCATCGAGTTATCGCCACGCACTTTAATCAACGCCGTAGTAATCAAGATCGCTGCTTCTTTGATTGCGTTGGGCATATTGCCTATGGCAACTCCAGCTGCGTGAGAATAGGTAAGTCCAGCCGTTAGCGGAACTGTCGTAGATCCGTAGGTGTAGTTGCTTGCTACTGTTACTGTCTCTTGATTTGCCCCGTCATAGATCCGGAGCTGCGCGCCGGCAAGTATCCCTGCTCCGGACTTGACCGTAAGAGAAGTTGCGGCTGCGCTCGCGGCAGAAGCCAGCGTAGTATTAACAAAACCCGCGACATAGGTATATTTACAGAAGATCTGAGTGCGAGATCCTAGACCTGAGCCGAACGCAAGCGGTCCAGCGCTTGAATAAGTAGTAGAGAGCTGCGAAAGCGGAATAATGATTTGTTGATTTTCAAACCAAGATTGGCTCGGATCCGTCATTGTTTGTAGGTTATTGGGATCGGATCCATACTGAAAAGAACTTAGAGAAATAATAGGGTTGCGGTCCGGGTGGAGCGAGACATAGCCCTGCGGAGTAATACGGGTGCGTTGAGTCTCGGTCTGAGTATCAGCTACTAGATTTTGATTAAGGTATTCATCAAGATAGGAAGAAGCGCGCAGAATAACGCGGCTCAGCTCTCCGTCTTGGGCATTGGCGTTGCCGCCTACTACGAGATTATCGTAATCAATGCTAGTCGGAGCGTTCTTATACTCGGCAACAGTTATGTAAGGGTTTTCCGAAAAGGTATTTGTTGTTACTCCGGTAGCCATTTACTCTCCGTCTCTTGGTGGCGGACTTACTGCTTCTACTCCGCAACGCCCGCACTTGCGGAACCAACCATTAAAGCCACATTCTACGCAACAAAAGCCCCGTTGTGCGTCTCCAGCTGAGTGCGGATTAAGAGCCGCTTCAAAATAACCTTCTGCTTTCATCGCATTTACATGCCGCGAGTTATCTACATTGTAGATCCCGCCTTTGTCCGGATTATATTTCGATCCGCCAATTACTGTTTCTTTAACGCCGCGATCCGGCGCTACCATGCGTGCCATTTATGCCCCCTGATAACTGAAATAAGGGGCGCGACTGTTCAAATGTGTCGCGCCCCCTATTGCCTTACTTATGCAGAGATAATTCCTGAGACTGCGCCGTTCCAAGCAGGAGCGGTGCAGAAGAATGTTCCCCTAAAGTATGTTGAGAAGTCGTAACTGAATTGAGTTACAGGCCATTGAATACCCATGTAATCCTGAACTAAGAAGTTAGCCCAAACATCAGACACTTCGGTATCAGGAATTGGCAGAGTAAAGGATAGGACCGGAGCCACACCCTGATTTAGCCAAGGATGAACCATAAGATCTACTGCCTTACCGGTAACTTCGTTCTGAAGTCCAGTAACAATAGATCCGTATGTTGTTCCGCCTTCGCCCGGATCATTAATTACCAAGCGATAGTTAGCGGTAGATCCACTCTTGATTGCGTCAGAGAGTTGCTTACGATCATTTCCATTTAGCAACACAATGTCCGGATCAGCCTTTACTGACTGATAGAGCTGAGCGAATACTGTTTGGAACTCGCTGCCCGGATTAGCGGTGCTGAAAGTAGAGTTGATTGAGTTGTTATAGCCGGAGTTTGCGCCCAATACTGTTGGGAGAATTCCGTCATAACCGGTTGCGTAAGCAGATGTATCTGCGGAAGCGCGGCTTGCTGCTGCTCCTGATGTTGAGTAAGCAGCGTTGTTGCCGGTTAATCCAGCTGCGGCAGCGCCCTGAATTGTGAAGGTTCCGGTTCCCTTTAGGGTTCCCTGATACTTCAAGTTTGCCGCGCCGGTCGCAGTTCCAACATAAATGTTGTAACCGAGAGCGCCAGCAACAGCGGTGCTTACTGTGACAGTAAGAACATCGCCAGCGGCAACGGTTTCAGATACTTCAGTGCCAAGAATGGACTCACCAAAGCCGTTAGCCGATACACCAGCGTCAGCAGTGACATTGATGTAATAAGTTCCAGCCGCAAGAGCGGTCTGAGATCCGGAAGCAACAGGTGAAGCCTTTGTGAAAGTTGGTGCTGATAGTGCGCCTGAGTAACCGCTCGCGGTTCCGCGTGCCATAAGCATCATGCGTTCTTCCATAAGCATTGTTGCGTATAGAGTTGATGTGCTTGATAGCTGACGAAGATCCTGATAACCCAAACCTGAGAAGTTCGCATCGAATGATACGGAGTCAGATAGTGAGTATGAGTTGTATGGCAATACTAGATCATCAGCTGCGTATGTGATCTTTGGACCACGCTCATAGTTGATAGATCCGAATGTTGCGGTGCTTGACTCGGTAATTCCCGGCCAAGTATTTCCTACGCCGCCAGTTCCAGTACCGGTGTAACCAAGAATTCTCTTGACGCGGTGTGAAGTACCGACACCCTTCTTACGCGGAATGCGGTTACGAAGTGGTGTTGGGCGTGGAGTAAGCAACTTAGCAGGTGCTTCAAGATCGAAGGCTGCGAAGGATGTGCTGAGTGGGCTAGTAAGAGTAATATCCTTTTGGATCTCTTGCATAGCGACTCTTTGTGCTGATAGCGCGTTCTGTAGTCCAGCGAGCGCGTCAGGGGTAAGTGACTTGGTAGCAGCTAGTGCTTCCATAGCCGCAAGCGGATCTTGTGTTGGTGCTTGTCCGGGAACGCTTGAAGAATTAGATAGAGACTTATTAAGTTCTCCCAAATACTCTTCGTGGCGTTGCGCGGCTTCTACGGGAGAAGCGTCACCAAACAGATCGGTTGCGCGTGGCATTTCCGCCATGTTTGTGTTTCCTTTCGTCTTTACTGCTTGTTGGCTTCGGCTGCCTTAGCAAAGAATTCTTGCGCGAGCTGCTTATAGCCTTGGGCTAGTGTTGGGTCGGTTGTTGCGTTTGCTTTCGCTTTGTAATTGGCAGCCTTAACCAGTAAGTCATTTGATTGCTCAACTGAATGTCCTGTTCGTTTCGGACCGCCAGCCACTGCGAGAGATTTGGCAATAGCCAACTCGGATTCCAGCGTAGATGCTTTCTCTTGTGCCGCCTTTGTTGCAGTCACTAAGTCAGCGATCTCTTTGCGTAGAGACTCGGTTGCACTCTTTACCACTTGCTCGATTATGGCTTCTACATCTGCTGACTTATCATCATCAGAATTATCTTTTTCTTCTTCTACGACATCCGGTTCAACTGCTTCCGGAGCTGCGTCTTCGGACTCTACCGACTTATGACCGGTTTTCTTTTCGTCATCTTCTTTGTCGGTTTTTTTCTTAGCCGGTTTTTCTTCGTCTTCCATTTTATCTGCCGCCATGTATTTGTCGAAGCATTCGATTGCTTCTTTGTCGCTCATGCCGACTTCCTTACAACGCTTCATGAAGTCTTCTTTAGACTCGCCTTTTTTCGGCTTCATATCTTTCTTATCGGCTCCAGCAGCCATTTCGATTTCTGTCTCCTGCATGATCTCTCCTTCTGCTTCTTCACCTTCATACCAAGCAAAAAGGTGATGTACTGCGGATAGTAAATGTTGTAACGACATTTCTTCGTTCGATCCAGCGCCCATTTCTTCTGCTTCAATAGCAATAAGTTGAGCGAGAGCCGTACGAGCGGTGTCGTATGTCTTCTTATCGAACTTTAGCAGGTCTGCGTTCTTATATGTGGCGGAAAGATCTAATATTTCTTTAACCTGCTCCATTAAATCCGCTCCTGTCGATAGATTACTGTCTGATTGTAGGGCAAACTTCGGTGTTTCCGTAGGGGAAATAATGTTGGCGGTAGTCATGTGAGAAGTAGTAGTTCCGTCAGGCAATACTGTTGGACCGCCGCCATGACTTACTTCCGGTTGATTACATCCACACTCTAAGCACTTAGTCAGGCTCTTCTTGGTCTTCTTCTTATACTTACCGCCGCGCTTTTTATACTCCCGGACCACCCAAGCGTTGGCTACCGCAGAAGGATAAACATCGAACTTCTCTTTGGCTTCTGCCTTGACGCGGTTGTAGAGTTCTTTATCTGCGGGTTCGGATCCAGCGCCACCGACATTGATACTTTCGTAATCTGTTTCTTCCTTCTTTTCGATCAGATCTTCTACCATAACTAGGGTCGAGTCTGACGCGGTAGATTTAGCAAGAACTAATTGGCAGTTTGGATTAGCAGGGCGATCCACTAGAGATACTTCTACGATTTGCCCGTCAATAATTCTTCCGTTAGCAGCCTTGTTGTCGCGGGCTACGCGTGGGTTTTTGATACCAATAGAGAAGCCTTTGAGAACGCCGGTTTCTACTTTACGAACTGAGATCGGATCTACTACCAGCGCCCGAATATAATGCCCGTCTGACTTGGCTTCGTATTCCTTCGCAACTCCAGCTGCGATAGAACTATGTTGCTCGCGGATATTGCCACCGGTTTTGAACCAATCAGGCATAGCGCGGTCCAGCCAAGTAGCGTCACAAATCTGTTGATCTATATCTACGGAGTCATCGGTAGCCTTGCCATACACCATGAGTGTTCCGTCTGCGTTTCGATCCGCCTTCTCAATCGCAAAATACGAAGTAGTTAAATCGGTCATTGTTGCTTTCTCCTTATTTCTAATTGACTCAGCAGTTCTATTTGCCCAAGATCTTCCAGCGTCTCCACCCCAAGCATCCCACGCAACTCTACCGGGAGAAGGATAACCTTTTTCTCCGGCACTAAAGCCTTCTGCCTTTTTATCCGGCTCATGTCGCGCAAAGAACGACACCATGCGCATTACTGTATCTCTGCTTAATGCTTCGCGGCGGGCGATCTGCCCTGCGCGAGTTCTACCTGTTGAAGTAAATCCGGATCCAGCCTTACCTTCTTCGATCCACTTAATAGCGCGTTTCGCGGCAGCAGCAGCTCCGGCGGGTGGAACATAACTGTCTGCCACTATAAATTCACCCACTCTATTTCTATTTTTTCAAGAGCTGCGTCTAATCGAGCAAGATCTTCGGTAGTAATCTTAGCAGTTTTAGGCGCTACATCTATGACCCCGTTATCGTCATACTCCGGAATGACCGGTAATAAAACACATCGGCAGTTCGGGTGTGCGGGCGGTTGCGTAGATCCGGAGTTAAATGTTCCGCCCATTTGCACTACTTGTCCAGCGTTTTGTGCGCACAAATCACAAGGATCGCTAACTGCCCACTCCATATACTCTATTTCGGCTTGTCGGTATCGTTCGATTGCGGCGGCAGACATAGCGCGGTTAAGTTCAGTAATCGCAATAGTAAGAGATCGCTTAGGGTTCCGGATCTTGTCGTTAATGAGTTTGGCTGCGCGTTCCGGAGACAAACCAACCGCCAAAGAGTCTGCAATTGCTGTTCCAAGTTCATTGTATGTCTCTTTCGCTAAGGATCTAATGCTAACCGCAGCTTGCTCCAGTAAGCGGGCTAAAGCGCCTTTAGGTCGGACCAGCGCCGCAGCAGCTAGGTCACCGGGTCTCCAGTTTGCCCAATCGATATACGCGTTTTCTTTAGCAATCTTGCGAGATCTCCGGCGCTCCAGCCGTAGTATCAGTTCTTCCGCAGCCGCGTATCCCGTAACCACGCCTTCTGCCCATAACCTAGATAAAACTTGATAGAGAGCGTCTTCGTTGAGTCCGACATTTAGCATCGCCCATGCGCGGGCTTTGGCTCGATCTTGGGCTATGTTGTCGCTTACAGTAGGTTGAGTTTCAAGATAGCGGTCATACACTTGGCGGGCATTAATCTCCAGCCCTAACGCAGCTCGGATCTTTCGAGCGTTATTCGCAGCTATGCGCCCGTCTGCCTGATGAGCGCCCCACTTCATGAGATATACGCTTTAGCAATAGATCGCGCAGTTTCAAGATCTCCTTCGAACGCGCAACGATTTAACGCTTCTCCTACTACCGGATCTATTTCATAAAACTCAAATTGGCGAGCGCGCTTGCCTTTGCTTGCCCACTTTAGAAATGCCTTGACTTCTTCTTCTATTGTTTCTTCTTGCTCCGGGCTAGGCTCGGTTTGCGGCTTCTCTCCTACTTCCGTAGTCGGAGCTGCCGGAGCTGCTTCGGGTCCAGCAAGAGCCGGAGCGCTCACAACATCAGCCGCGTTGATAATTCCGTCAGGTGAGAATAGATAGATCCCCGCTCCACCGACCAATAGCGGCATATCGGCTTGCGGTGTATCTAGTAATGGCAAGCCTAACTCGGATCTGCGTTCGTTAATAGTTTTACCGGCACTTGTTACTTCAATCTGAGCCTTACGAGCATTTTCTTCGTTGTCTAGTCGCTTAGAAGTCATCATCTTAAACTCTAATTCGCGTGGCATACCAAGATAAGTATAAGAAAGGTTGGTAAGCATTTTGTTAATCCAATTAACAAGCGGTTGCGCGCCGATTGCTTCTGCGCTCGAAGCCCTGCCTTCTTCAAATCCAGCGCCACCGAGTCCAGACTTCGGAGCAAATCC